CCAGAAATTATGGAAATAATTAGAATTAATGAATTGTTTGACCGACATTATAGTAGTGCAATTCAACATAAAAATTCATATCAAGTTGCCAAACGTGCAACGAATGAAGGTAGAATGGATATTGCTCAAGCAAGGTTCTCACAGTCAAAACATGAGGCTGGTAAATATAAACGTAAGATATCCAATCTTTACGAAAACATAATCCTTTAATATAATAGTAATATACGAATGCATAAATACATTTATGCGTTAAAAAGATAAATACATGTAATATGTATCAATATTGGGATTTATTATGAATTTAAGTACAAACAAATTTTTTAATTCGACAGATGTTCACGTTTCATCACGTATGAATGAATATCTAAAGAAGAACTTTGGCTATGTAGTAGAAGGTGACTTTGATAAGTTGCACGAAGCAAAACTGTCGTTAGAGATTGAAAAAGAAGAATTAAAAAAAGAAGGTTATATGAACAAGAAGTATGTTGAAAACATGCTTATGATTGAAACAATCACTTCATTATTAAAAGCCCATGGCGAAGATACGTCATCTTCTTATACACAAGAAGAAGTTACTGAGGCACACTTGGACTTATCAGCGACTGGCGATACAACTACCAGTAACGCTAGTCCAGAGATTGAAACAGTAGAAGAAGATGAAGAAAAGGGTCCTGACCATTACAGATGGAAGAATGACTCCCAATTATCTATTGCTAAAGACAAATTAGAAGCCAGCATTAAACAACTAGAATATGCAATACAATATAGAGCAGAAAATAGTCATTTGATGATGCGTGGTGGAGATAAAGCAGGTACTGGTGATTTATACAAAATGAAAGAACAACTTGAAAAGTTACATGACAGTTGGGATGAACAAACAGAATACTACGGAATGTAACTAATTATAATCGAGGAAATAAAATGGAAAAAACTAACTTAGAAAAGACTTTAATGGAAGAGTTAAACGCTCTACTTGAAGTTGATGCGGCTGAGGCAGAAATCACAATGGCTGCCAGAGGCATTGTTGATGAATTACAAGATGTAATTGAGAAACTAGGTAAAATTCAAAACGACCAAATCGGTCCACTAGCAGACGAAATGGCATACTCACATGGTCCAGAACAAGCGGCAACGTTTAGAGGTTCAGTTGATGATGCAATTAATGGTCTACTAGGACAAGCACGTTCGGCTAAAGATACAGTATCAGATGCAACACTTGTACTATCAGGTGAAAAGATGTCTGATGACATGAGTGATGTTGAACTTGGTGGCGATATGGGTGATGACTTCGCAGACGATATAACAGCAGACATTGGTGGCGATGAATCAGCATCAGGTGAAAAGGATAGTCCGTTAGGCAGAGAAGAAAGAGCGTAATATGAAAATCGCTACGCTTTTACTTGAGAAAGCAAACTATGACGCCCAATTAAATGGTGATATCAATGCTTATCTGATTTCATTGAAAGCAAATGATATTCCTTCTGTGACTATGGACATGATGGTCCGTGAGTTAAATGGCATGGGATATACAGTTAACCCAGAGTCAATGGTAGACTTATTGTCTAATAGTAAATATGTAACTAAAGTCACAGTAGATACTATAGAGTTAGATAGTAAATATGGCAAAAGTGACAAGGCTGATAAAGACTCAGTACGTAAACTGGCAGTCAAAACAGCAAAGAATAAGGTGAAAAAATAATGGCATTTATAGTTAAAGGCGGCATGAAAGAAATCTCTAAAAAAGAGATGAGAACACACATGGAAAATCTTGATAAGATAGACGACCCAATGGAAGGTCTATCTGATGAAAAGAAACAGATGAGACTGGAAGTTCAGTCTGCAAAAAGACATCGTGAATTCATGGGCAGAGTTGCTAAGAATGAAGACAGAGATTTAGAACACACAATTGCAACAAATGAAATTGTATCAATTGCAGTTGGAGAGACAATAGTGGCGGCACCAGAAGAACCATCAGTAATGCCAGAAGTTGATTTCCAATCAATGACTAAAAAGCAAATTGATATGTGGGCTGAAGAAAATCTTGGTATTCAATTAGACAGACGCCACACTAAAGCAAAGTTAATAGAAGAAATACAAGAAAAACTTTAAAAAACTCTTGCTTTACCATTCAAAGTATAGTATAATAGTACTATGCTTAAAGAAAAATTTACCTATAATCCCCTAGAACGAGTTAACATTAAAGGCAGTCGGCATTATCAAACGCCCGACGGACAGCCTTTGCCCAGTGTTACCACAGTACTTGATGCACTAAAAGATAAAACTGCAATATTCGAATGGCGCAAACGTGTCGGAAACGAAGAAGCAGATAGAATCATGCGTCTTGCCACTGGTATCGGAACACAAGTTCACTTACACCTTGAAAAATACATCTTAGAAGAAGACAGACCTAACGGGTCAAATCTTATACATCAAATGGCAAGAGAATTGTCAGAGATTGTAATTGACAAAGGTTTATCAAACATAGACGAAGTATGGGGAACAGAAGTTCCACTATATTATCCTGGTCTATATGCAGGCACAACAGATTGTGTTGGTATATGGAATGGCAAACCAGCAATCATTGATTTCAAAACAACTCGTAAGCCAAAGAAACGTGAATGGATTGATGATTACTTTTTACAAGGTGCGGCATATGCCGAAGCACATAATGAAATTTATGGAACTGATATAAAAACAATTGTTATTATGATGATTGGCTGGGATGCCGAGGCAGATAACATGGGTAACTACCAAGAATTTGTTGTTGAAAGTGATGATTATGACCGTTATGCATTATCTTGGGCTGGCAAGGTCCAATCGTATTTTGATAAATACATGTAATAACGGGAGTTTAACATGGCAACAAATGTAAAAATATTATTAAGAAGAGGAAAACGTGCCGAGTTAACTGGCCAAACTTTAGTATCTGGTGAAATGGGATATACTACCGACACCAATCAATTATATGTTGGTACTGAAGTGGCAGTTAACGAAATTCGTTTTGACCCTTTTACAAATGCACACGCAACTATTCAGTCTTGGTTGGATAGTGCTGATTGTCCAACAGCAAATTTAAAAATAGATGAAGATTTAGTTATTACTGATATTCCTGCTGGTCAAATAGATTTAATTATGACTGCGTTAAATACATACTCCCAATCTATCGTATTTAATACTGTTATTGCTACATTTAATTTAGGTGAACTTTTAACTCAATATAAAAAGAAACCAACAATACTTACATCTCCAAATTTAATTCCAGTTGTAGGTAATATTACTTCAACATTTACAGTTGAGGGTGAAACTATTACAGTGAGTGCGGTAACTGCTACATCGTTATTGGCTACACTACAAGCAAATGTGGCAATCTCAGCGGCTAAAGTAATTGTTACAACAAATGTAGATGTGAATAAATTAATATTCACAAAAATTGATGGTGGAGAATTAAATCTTACTTTCCCAACAACAGCCGATGCTACCGCAATAGGTTTTACTCAAAGTGTTTTATCAGTAAATGCAGGTTCATTTGTTGTAGGCACAAGTTATACAATAACATCATTAGGAACTGATTCCCTTGTTACAGTTTCCGCAGGTTCTTTTGTAGTTAGCACTGTTTATACGATATTAACACTCGGCACAACAACACAAGCACAATGGAATACTACTGCAGGAACTTCAGCAGTTACTTACTCAATTGGCGACACATTTACAGCCGCAGACACAGGAACAGGAACTGGTACTGCAACTAGAGTTTCATCAACAATTCAAACAAACTGGCAACTCGCAGGAGCACCAGCAGTTACAGCCGCAGGTTCATTTGTAGTTGGAACAAAATATTCAATTGTATCGGCTGGAACAACAACATTTACCTCATTTGGTTCAGCAGACAATAATGTAGGAACTATTTTTACTGCAACAAACGTAGGCGTACAAGAAGTAGCCGCAGGTTCATTTGTAGTTGGTTACCAATACACAATTAGTACAATCGGCAATACAGACTTTACAACAATCGGTGCAACAGCAAACACAGTTGGATTATTGTTTACAGCCTCAGCAGTTGGCTCAGGAACTGGTTTTGCGAACTATCAAGGTACAGGCATAGCAACTTCGGTTATAGTTGGCACAGTATTCACAGCAACTGGTGTAGGCCAAGGTGATGGTACTGTAACATATGATAACGGTGCTAATACGGTAGCGGCAATTGCCGGGTATGATGTTTATGCAAACGGAAAAATTAAATCAGCAACACAAGCCGGTGGCAATACTACAGTGGTAGCAGAGGTTGATGAAAATTCAGATTACTTTAATTATAAACAAGAAGGCGTAAGTGCAAAACCTTACTCGAATGCACCAGATAATAGTGCTTATTTCTATTTTGGTACTCCAAGTACTGCTAACTATTCAACATTAAGTCCATCGGTTGAGTCCACATCTGTTTCTGGTAACACAGATACTAAGATTGGATTATTTGGACATAAGAGAATGAACGTTGAAGTTCTCACAGAAGAATCAAGAAATCAGTTATTTGCTAATCAACATTTAGTATCACATGCTTCTTCAACAGGTCTACGTTCAGACTTATATAAGAAAGAATTGGCAGTAACAGAAGTAACAATTAATGCAACTGCTTGTGTAGAGGGCAAACAATATGAAATCGTAAGTACAGGTACAACTGACTTTACATTAAATGGTTCTGCTAACAGTACAGTTGGTACTAGATTTACTGCAAATGCCACTGTTCCAGTTGGAACAGGTACTGTAAAACAAATAGGTACATTCTTAAAATATCCTAAAGGAGATAGTACGTCATTCTTCATAGATTATTCATTAAAGCAAACAGACGGTTCAGATACATTTGTTCGTGTTGGCACACTTAGAGTTATCAACGGTGTACCACAATCAATCAATAAGACTAGCATAACAGATACAAATGCAGAAGTATGGCAAGATGATGGAGATAATATCGCACAATCAGATGAATTTTCAAATATTACATTTAATGCGGTATTGAGAGACAATGACTTAGAAATTAATTACACACAAAGTACAACATTCTCAACTGAAATATCATATACTGTAAAACGATGGACAATGTAAATGCGAGATAAAGCAATATTGCTTTATGAGTGGCGACAATTACGATTAAAACTAAAAAAAGAATTAACACAATCAACACTACAAGAAATCGTTAATTGGTGGAAAGCCTTTCCTTATCATAGCAATGGATTTAATTATGATGATGTGACTACTTGGCCAGATGTATGGGAATACATCAGTGAAGAATTCTATACAAATAGTGGTAATGGATTAGGATGTTTCTATACTCTATACCACTCCTACCCAGAACATAACCCAGAAATATGGCTAATATTAGACCTTACGGAAGGCGGTGAAATATACTTAGTTGCCCATATGGACGGTTATGTTCTGAACAGATACAACGGTAAAGTTGAGAAATACGAAGATATTAAGAACGATATTGACATTATGGAACGAACTGTGTATAATGATATTGAACCGCATCTTAAAGATAGAAAATGATTAAGTGCGTAGTTTCTGTATAAATAAATACATATAACAACTAATAGGTAAATAAAAAATGCTAAAAGAAAAAACATATGAACATGGTGATATCGTAACAGTATACTTACAGACAGGCCAAGAAATATTAGGTAAATTCGTGTCAGAAGATGACATGTTTACTACTATTAAAAAACCATTGACTATTGCAATGGGACCAAAAGGTGCGGCGTTTCAAACATTCACAGTAACAGGTGATAGCGAATACGATGTACAGTTTAAGTCAAATAAGATTATTTCAGTATTAAAAACTAGAAAAGATACGGCTGCTTCGTATACCGAAGCGACATCTACAATCATAACTCCTGACAAAGGGGGTTTGATAACGTAATGCCACATGCCGCGAGAACATCTGACCCTATATCACCTCATTCACCTTGTGGACCAGAAAAGTGTGGAGCAGGAAGTAAGAATGTGATTATTCAAGGTTTGCCAGCATATCGTGTTGGCGATTCGACAGTTCCGCATGGTGTTCCTCATTATGTACCTGCCTTCACGTGTGTTCCACATGTTACCCCATTAGTAAGCGGTTCTCATAACGTCTTTGTAAATGGACAACCAGCAGGAAGAGTAGGAGACAGTCATTCTTGTGGAGTAAAAGTTTTAGCAGGAGCAAATAAGGTCCATATCAATGATGCTGGTACTGGTGGCGGATATAGTAGCGTCTCAGCAAGAGTTACAGAATCTAAGTCACAAGCCTCTGCTACACAAACGAAAACGATATCTGGTGGTGTTCCAAGTAGTTTATCAAGTTTTATTCAGCAAAAAGAAGGATTTGTTTCTTGTGCGTTTCTTGATGGTTCTCAGTATACTAATGGTTTTGGTACAGAAGCGAATAGTCCTACTGAATGTATAAGTGAGTCAGAAGCCAAAACTAGAATGGATTCAGACCTGGCTACTCGTAGAACTTTTGTTACTAACTACAGCACCAACAATGGATATAATTGGTCATCTACACAAATTGATGCTCTTACTAGTTTTGCATATAATCTAGGTACTGGAGCAATCGCTCAAGTAACTGCTAATAGTACTCGTACAGATGCCGTTATTGTGGATAAAATTTTATTATATAATAAGGCAAGTGGAGTTGTTTCTTCTGGACTTACACAACGTAGACAAGAAGAAAGTGATTGGTTTAAATCAGGAATGTAAGGAGATAAAAAATGGCAAGTGAAGCAGAAATTGAAAGATTATATCAACTATTCGTAACGAATGGTGGCGGAGCATTGTCGTTTTCTGGTACGAATTTAACACCGAAACAATATTCTGATGCAAAGGCAACATCTAATTTGACCCCACTTGAAATGGCTCAATTAGAAGCAAGACAGCATCAGTATAACAGACAAAAAGCATTAGGTGTAATTTCAGATGAAATTGGTAATAATACATTTTCTAATCCATATGCCGCTAGAGGAGTCTATGGTAATTCACTTCTTTCGGGATTAAATGGTTCAGCAGGTGCAATTGCGGCTGGATTAATTGGTGGTGGGTTTTCTGGATTTTCAGATGTTAATAGAGCATTGATAGTTGCAGGAGTGTTATCACAAACAGGTGTAGATTTAGAAAAGATTATAAAGGTTGCAGGCTTAATGGCATTAGGTGGTGCAATGTATTCATCTTTGACTAATCATACAAATGGACAGACAGCAAATTTACCAAAAACATTAGAAGATGCAAGTTCTTTGTCAACGATGAATGAACAATTTGGTGAACAAGGTGACCCTTGTGGATTTTTTAATCAATTGATGGGAATATTAGGTGGTGCGTTTGACGGTACCTTAAATTTCATAGAAACAGCAATTGGTGACGTTATGTCATTAATAAACAAGACAGGAATTCCAGCACTTTTAGGAGATATTCTTTCAGCATTAACAGGAACTGTTGCTGGAGCGATTGCAGGAGTTGTTGGATTGGTTACAGGCGCACTAGGAACAATTTTAAAAACATTATCACCTCTAGTAGGAAAACTTATTAATGCGATGAGTGATATTACTTCACAAATTGCTGGAGAGATTAGTTCTCTTACCGATATGGCAGCCGAATTATTAAAGAAAGCATTCGCATTACTTATAGGAAGTGCGGGTCTTGACCCTTGTAAAAGAGCAGTTTTAGATAATACAGGCTCACCTGAAATGAAAGATGCAATTGCTCAACTAAATCAACCTTTAGGAACAGCGGCTCCAGGTGGTATAGGTACAACAGTTGATACTAGAACGAATGCACTCGAAGTGACCAAGCAACTAAGTCAAGCAGAAGCAGAAGCATTACTTAGGGCTGGTGTTCCTCAATCACCATTCACAGATGCGGCAAGAGAATACTCAACATGGGACTCTGCTTTGCATTCCGCGGCATCTGCGTCATCTATACGTCCGAAGTTAACACCTTCTGATTTAACTACAACCTCTACAGATGCACACGGGTTCAACACTAGTGTTATGCCAGTAAGACGTGATGGTGAATCTATGACTGAATTTAGAAAACGTATTGGTGAAACTCATTCACCAACTGCAACGGAATTGGAAACAAATGCCAAGAAGTATAAGAAAGTAGTTTCACTACAAGCACGAGGACAGGTAAGAGAATGGCAAGAGAAACAAAAAAATTATATAAGAGATTCACGAGCATTAATGACTGACATGCGTAATGCCCTCACAAAGAGCAATTTTGTAAACAAAACTGCATTCAAAAGTAGAATTACCCAATTGATAGATATTCAATCCAGAAACCAAGAAACAATTAAAAACCTTACTAGCCAATATGCTCAATCATTTGAATATTCGACTGAAGGTGGCAAACCAAGCAGAGTGACAGAAGCAAAAATACGACTCATAGTTAATGCACGTATTCGACCAGCACAAACTCGTGCATACAATAATGCAGTAACTTCATTAAATTCTGTAAAAACAGAGTTCAATAGTATTGACTCACAGATAAGTTAATGCTATAATACAAGTATAGTACCAACTTAAGATAAATACTACAAAGTATTAGTTTCGGGAATATATTATGTTTGTAAATGAAATAATCAATCAAGTAGAAGAGGGAGTATATGACCCTCATATCTTTAAAGCAGTGTTTATGGCTGGTGGACCAGGAAGTGGTAAAAGTTATATAGCAAAGTCAAGAATATTAAAAGGCGGTGGTTTAAAAATAGTAAATTCAGATGATATATTTGAATACAAGATGAAAAAAGCAGGACTAGACCATGGTGACCCAGATACAATATACAGTCCGCAAGGACAAGAAATTCGTAATAACGCTAAAGAGTTGACAGGTAGAATGGAACAACGATATTTAGATGGCAGATTAGGTCTTATTATTGATGGAACAGGCAGAGATGTAGATAAAATTGCTCGTGCTAAAGAAAAATTAGTTACGATGGGTTATTCATGTATCATGGTCTTTGTTAACACCAGTTTAGATATAGCACAAGAAAGAAATTTAGAGAGAGAACGAGTTTTACCAGCAGACGAAGTTGAAAAAATGTGGAATGCAGTTCAAAATAATATGATGAAATTTCAACAGTTGTTTGGTGATGGCAAATTTCAAATCGTTGATAACAACGGTGGACTAGAAGACCCAGAGAGAGCAGAAAACTTTCGTAAGGTTGAGAAAAACATTACAGCGTTCATATCTCGCCCACCATCAAATCGTTATGCTAAGAAATGGATTGATACAGAGACAAGAAAAAAGAATGCAACTAATCAACAGGAATAATAGATAAAAATGGCAATAATAGATAAACTGGCCGAATATAGAAAAGAAATAGATTTAGATTTTATAAAAAAGACACACGTTCATTATTGTACTCCTTGTTACGCAGGACAAATTTCAGAACCATATTTCAGGTCATGGACTAAAGGTCACATGATGTTTACGAAATATCAAATTCCCTATACATTAACAACATCAGCAAACGAAAGTTTAATATCACGTGCAAGATGCCATATGGTAGCCTATTTTATGGCTAATCCAGAAGCAACTCATATGATGTTTATAGATGCAGATATTAACTTTGATGCACTTGATATATTACATATGCTACAACATGATAAAGATGTTATTGTTGGCGCATATCCAAAAAAAGAATTAGATTGGGCATCTATTAAAGAGGCATCAGAAAAAGATGGCGTAGATGTCGGTGAACTCAAAGATGCAGGTTCAAATTATGCCATGAATCCAGACTGGGATTATAACGAAGAAACTGACAAACGTAAATTGCATATTGAAGATGGATTAGTAAGACTTAAAGATGCCGCAACAGGCTTCATGCTTATTAAACGAAGTGTCATAGAAAAAATGGTAGAGTCTTATCCTGAATTGTATTTCAATAATGATTTAAGATTTGAAAAAGAATTTGCAAAGTGGACATATCTATTTTTTGATTGTATGCATGAAGAAGATACAAAGAGATATCTTAGTGAAGATTATGCATTTTGTAGAAGATGGCAAAAACTAGGTGGAGAGATTTGGTTAGACCCACTTGTTAAACTAGACCATATTGGACATTATACATTTAACGGAAATATTAGTAAGATGTTTTATTCTTCTACTTCTTCAAGTGATGAAGATTTGAAAAGTTAAGTTATCCCCACAGTATAAATAATCGTATGCAAGAAGAAATACAAAAATGGATAGAGAATTTCGTCACCAAACCTAATAAACTATTAAATGGTTTTCCGCCATGTCCTTATGCAAGGACAGCCCTCATCAAATATGTAGAAACTGACCACTTGAATATGTTATTCGATATTCTTGAAAATTGGGATGATGACGTACAAGTAGTAGTTCTTCATACACCAACAGAGAATTACACACCTGAGGGCCTTCAATTTGTCGTAAAGAAATTTAATGAAATAGCAATGCGAAAAGATATTGTTGCATTAGAAGACCATCCAGATGATGTAGAAGATGTGAATGGCGTTAAAATGAACTTTGGTAAATGTATTATAGTCTTGGTACAACGATTAAGTAAGATAAATGAAGCCAGTCATCTACTTAAAGAAAAAGGGTATTATGATGTATGGAGTAAAGAGAATTTAGATGATGTAGTTAACTGGAGAGAGTAATGAGTTATTCGTATGCTAGAATTAACCTAGACAACACAAATTATAAAAAAATAGAGAATTACCAGATTTTACCTAATCCTGACCCTAATCAACTTAATGAGATATACTATAAGTATTGTCGCTATCATAAGTTCAATAGTGTCATGCCAATCTTCGATAGTGAATATGAAGATAATGAAGTTATAGGATATTATGACGGAGATATATTAGTTGCATTTTCCCTTATAGCACGTTACGATAGAGAGAATGCAGAAGCAGTACAATTTGCTTGGGACTATGTTAATCCTAAAATGTTTCTAGGTCTTTCAAGTTTAAGAAACGAATGTGCATTTTATAAAGAACAAGGATTTAAATATCTTTATATTGGCGGTGCAGATGCGTATAAAAATCAAATAGACGGACTTGAAATAATGACGCCAGTTTCTTGGATAGATGACAGATGGACAATAGACGGATTTGAGAAAGTGCCAGGTATAGAGTAATGGCAAAAATTGTACCAAATTCCTATAATGGATGGGATCCATTAAAACAAGTTATTTTAGGTTCTTGTTATACACCAGATTTCTTTGAAGATGTCAAAGATAAAAAACTACGTGACCTATTACAAAAACTCTTATGGGAAACACAAGAAGACTTACTTGGTTTTAAGAAGATGCTAAATGATGCAGGCGTTGATGCATTGCAACTTCCAAATAATACCAGTGTATTAGATTTAAATAAACAATACACAAGTGTTAATGAAATCTATGATGAACAAGCAGATAAAAATTGGAACTATTGGTTAACACAACGAGGTGGAATACCAAAACCAGCAATCGCACCTAGAGACCAACTCATCACATACGGCAATAAATTATCAATGACAGGACATGACCCTGCAGGAAGAGATTTCTTTCTTGAAAATGATTGGATAGATAAAGAAAACTTTGATACTAGATTGGTGGATGAACACGACTTCATGACGTTAGGACCATTAGAACCAACAAAGTATAATTTTGATGGTCGAAATATGAAATGGGATAATAGATTTATTGAAGGAACTAATGAATATGCTCAATATCGAAATATGTCGTGGGGTTATCAAGCACCAAGTGTAACTCGTGTGGGAGATACATTAGTTGTTGATGAGATAGAAGTATCAAACTTGGGCGAATACTTACGTAAAGAATATCCACAGTTTAAGCAAACTCATCACGCAATGGGTGGGCATAATGATGGTGTATTTTGTCCTGTAAAGCCAGGAGCAATTATCACTACAGACGAGAGAACTAACTACTCAGATACTTTTCCTGGATGGGATGTTCATGTCATTAGAAATTCATATCAAATAAAGAATGTTGGCAACTGGAACAAACAACGTATTGGCGTAGGCGGTGAATGGTGGACACCAGAACGTGAAAGTAATACAGCATATGTTAAATTTATAGATGAGTGGTTAACTGATTGGGTAGGCGAGGTGAATGAAACAGAATTCGAAGTCAACATGTTGGTTATCAACCCTAATCTTGTCTTTTGTACGAACTACAATGAGGGCGTGTTTAACTTTCTTAAGAGTATAGATGTTGAACCTGTTATTATGCCATTTAGACATCGTTTCTTCTGGGACGCTGGATTACACTGCTTAACCCTAGATACTGTCAGAGAAGGCGGAATGCAGTCGTATTTTAAGTAATAATTAGATGATTTAAGTATTGCTTATTGTTTCCATATATGTTATACTTACTGTAATGAATATTATGGAGAATAGCAAATGAGTTATGCTGAAACATTTAAACAACGCAACGTCTTCTGTTTGAAATATAACAAAGAAATGCCCGCACTCTTTCAAGCACCTTTTCCGGGTGCAGAAGGAACAAAAATCTTAGAAAACATATCAGCACAAGCATGGCAAGAATGGCTTGAGATGCAGACTATGTTTATTAATGAAAATCAATTAAACATGATGGACAGTGAGGCTAGAGTTTTCTTGGGAGAACGAAGAAATGAATTTCTTTTTGAAGGTGGTAAGAAAATGGAACCACCAACACCTCTAGATTAGATATCAATGAAAACATTAGTGTACAAATTATATACTGGTGGTGCTATGGTCAATGGACATGGTAGTGTTTATGGTGGATGGATATTTGATATATTAGATAGAGCAGGACTTGTCTGGGTAAATGAAAACATAACGAGTAAGATGGGTGATAGCACGGCAGCCGCAACGAGTACAGCAACAGTAAAATTTCATAATGCAGTTATGCCCTATGGATTTGTTGAGGCGTATGCGGAATGTAGTGACATCTCAGTAGGCAATATTACTGTTGATGTTGAACTGTATTATAGAGAACAGGATAGTACTGTTTCAGAACTAGCCACAAGTGGCTCACTTTCATTTAGTTTAGTAGACAGAAATACACGAAAACTAGTAAGAGTTTCTAGGGAGATAATAGATGCAATCAAAGGGTAAAGTATTAGTAACAGGTGGAACAGGTTTTATAGGTACTGAATTAGTAGAACAATTGTACGTTAAAGGATATGAAATCACTATTTTAGATAGAAATCCACAGCCAATTGGACTAGACCATGTAAGATATATAGAGGGCGACTTATCTAATGCCGCAAGATGTGTGATGGCATGTGCTAATCAAGATTATGTCATTCACTTGGCTGCCAAAGCCAGAATTCCTGAGAGTTTTATAAATCCTGATGAATACTTTGATAGCAATGTAGTAGGCTCAAGAAACATATTAACTGCCGCTAGTGCTGTTGGTGTTAGAAAATTTGTATATGCTGGTTCAAGTTCAGTATATGGAAACAACACAGCACCTAATAAACCTAATCACAAACCAGACCCACTCAATTATTACGCAATGTCAAAATTATTTGGCGAACACTTATGTAAACAATACAAGATTATGTTTGGTTTGAACTATAACATCTTACGATTCTTTACTGTGTATTCAGAAAATCAACCAACTTCTTTATTGTTTGGAAAGTTTGCTCAAATGGTCAAAAATGGTGAACCAGTAACTATTCATGGTGATGGTGAATTCAGAAGAGATTATATTCATGTGTCTGATGTTGCAAAAGCATGTATTGCCAGTATGGAAAGTAAAGTTAAGAATGATACATTCAATGTAGGTACTGGAAATAATATATCAGTAAATGCAGTTGTTGAGATATTAAAGAAATATGCACCAGACTTAGTAGCAACCAATATAGATAAGCCAAGAGGATATGCACCAGAAACATTAGCAGACATTAGTAAGACTAAAAACTTATTACATTGGTCACCAGAGATTGAGATAGTTCCTGGCATTAATGCTATGTTTGAAGAAATATTTAAAAATGAATAAATATTACAGTATATCAACAAGGAATAAAAGATGAAATTAGTAGATAAAGATGACAAAATATTAAAGATGGTATGTGATGAACATATCATTTCGGAGCATTCTGAACCTTTAGTATACGATATGATTGTAGCAATGAAAGAACATGATGCTATTGGTCTTGCCGCACCACAAGTCGGAGACAATACCGCATTGATGGTAATCGGACACGAAGACAATGGGTATGTTGTATGTATAAACCCAACGTGGGAAGTAGCAGAAGATAGTGAATATGAAGAATTCTTAGAAGGATGTGTAAGTTTTCCTGGTTTGCAATTAAAAATAACTAGGCACAATAGTATCATAGGGACATTTACAAATCTACAAGGAGAGAGAAAGTCAACAACATTTGTTGGAGTATGGGCACAAGCATTTCAACACGAATGCGACCATCTAAACGGCATTACGTTTGATACTCTATAATGAACTTTTCAGAATATACTCTAGTTAGTTTCGGAGATAGTTTTACGTTTGGACAAGATGTTGTTCCAAAATATGATGGGCTTGTCGAGAATTTTCAACTAGCACAGAAGCAGTATAAGATAGATTGTAATAATTTATCATACACAAAGTTTATTTCTGATAGTCTAGGTTTTAAAGATTCACTTAATTTCGGAACACTAGCGGCATCTAATGAGAGGTCATTGATGCACTTAGAAACATTTTTGCGTAATAATCCAAAAAAGAAAGTATTTGTTTTATTCAACTTTACAAGTGCCTCTAGATTTTTAAATATTTTTCAAAAGGTAAAAGACTTCGAATATACATGTATTGATATGCACCCTAATCTAGACCCAGAGAAAAGATATAGAGGAATAACACAAAGGTCTATAGAAGAGCAATATACTTATTGGAGAAATAGTGTACAGGATGTATATGCTCATATAAGAGATAGAAGGAACCTATATTATCTTTTGAGTAGTTACAATGCACCACATGTCTCGTTTGATATTATAAATAACACTGACCAACATATATTAAGAGATAACCCTATAAAATATATAGACACTCAGGAGGGGGCATTTAATGAGTTTATGTACAATGAAGAAGACTATATTTTTAAAGAAATGGATTTCTTTAATTCATATTATCAAGAGTTAGTTGATGATACTCCATTACTTTGTCATATTGGAGCAAAATGTATGGGTGGTAAAAATTTAAATCACTATTTGGTACAGAAAAGCGAATCAAATAAATCATCTTATGGTACTCATTGGAGTGCTGAGGGACATAGGAAAGCATCAAAGTTAATAGAAAAATTTATAAATGAGAGATACAATTAGAAAGGAGTAAAATATGGACTTTATAACAAGTAGAATGAAAGAAAAAGCATCACATGGTGGACTAGGTTTAGTTGCAGTGGGATTGATTATACTTTTTCTAGGTAGTTGGGTCAACATAGCCGCTTATGCCGCTATTGCCTACGGTGCCTATCAAGTAATAAGTAAAGGATAAAACGTTAAAATTTCTTGACAAATGCGCCAGTTTGGGTTATAATATACCTAACTGGCGTAATTTATGGAATGTAGACGTGAAAAAGAAAAGTAAAAAAAGAATTAGAAAACCAAAGATTAATAAAAGAAATCCTGTTGCAAAAGCACTGCGTACTCCCAAATTTCGAAGCCGAGTAGAACTGGATAGAAAGAAAGAGATGAAGACTACCGGTAAATATTTAGATGAGGAATAGATGAGATGGCGTATGTAGTAACACAAGATTGTATCAAGTGCAAGTACACGGACTGTGTAGAAGTATGTCCAGTAGACTGCTTTTATGAGGGTGAAGATTTTTTAGTAATTAATCCAGACGAATGCATTGATTGTGGTGTTTGTGAACCAGAATGTCCGGCGGATGCGATAATCGCCGATAATCATCCAAAGTTCACACAAAGACTTTTGGATATTAATGATAAGATGTCTCAGATATGGCCAGTTATCGTAGAACAGATTGAGCCCATGCCAGATGCAGATGCATGGAACCCACAAAAGGGGTATAAAGAAGATAAAACACATTTATTAGATAAGTATGATAAAGAGTAGAGGAGTGTTAGACTTGAAGACATTTAGAGCAAGAATGGACGACTTTTTCCATTGGGTGAAAGGAACTGAATTAGTAGAGTTAACTGATATCGATGTAAGTGAAGACCCAGTAAGACCAGGATTAGATTTAGCATTTAGAACAAGTTATGGCCGCAAGATATACGGTTTGAAGTACGAAGACACCATTGAAGGTGTTATTTGTGTAGCATACTGTAATGATGTGCCACAAAGTGAACGAGAACTAGACCTTATTAGTCAAAATGCACATTTGAAAGAAGATTCTAATACAGCAGTCGCATACACGGTCTGGAGTCGCAAGAGAGGGGCTGGTAGAGAGATTATGACTAAGTTGAAGTCTCATCTACTAGAACAAACAAATATTAGACGAATCGTCACCTTGTCGCCATTAACACCAATGGCAACACATTTTCATATAAAAAATGGTGCAAAATTGCTTAATATTAACGCAACAACACAAAATTTTGAATATAAATTGAAAAAAACAGCAAAAACTTGACAAAACCTGGTTTTATGCTATAATAATTAAGAATCAACAACTAAAGGAAGAGAAAATGAAATATATAGTAACAGCAATTGTCTTAACAATGAGTGTCCTTGCTTCAAATGTTATGGCTTCAACAGCAACTATCGATGGTACAGTTGTATCAAGTACTGCTATCATGCAACAAGTAATTAGAAACAACCCAGAGCGTTCTTGCTCAATTGTCGAAGTTCCCGTTTACGGTAACACTAAAGGTAATGCCTCAGATGCGATTGCAGGTGCAATCATTGGTGGTATTCTAGGTAATCAAGTTGGTGGTGGCAAAGGTAAAGATGCCGCGACTATCTTTGGTGCTATTCTAGGTGCTAAAGTAGGCGAAGAGAACGGTGGTCAAAAAGTAATCGTAGGTTACAAACAAGTTGAACAGTGTTCAATCACATATGTAAGAGTTACAGATAATGTGGTAGTTGGATATGAAACATCTGTTGAATTATACGGCGACATGGTTCATACTTTTGAAACAAACAGACAGTATAGAGTTGGTTCAATTGTACCAGTAAGAATGACGTTATCATTGAATTAAGTACGTACTAATTATAACTGATAACACAATTTCTCTATAATATCTCATAAATACAGTATGAGAGAAATAAAAGCCTCTATAATAGGGGCTTTTTTATTACATTATGGAGGAGGTATTATTATGTTATTTCCAATAATTACATTTATAACCGCTATCACAATCGCGGCAATTGCCGCATGGTTCTCAGTCGCTGGCCTTATGGCTATATTCACTGCATCGGCAATTTCAGTTGCCATTATGGCAGTAGCACTTGAAGTTGGTAAATTAGTAGCGGCATCATGGGTATACCGAAACTGGAAAAGGGCACCCTTTCTTTTAAAATCTTATCTTACTGTTGCAGTAATAGTCTTAATGCTTATTACATCAATGGGTATTTTTGGTTTCCTATCAAAGGCACATTTAGAACAAGCGGCCGATAGTGAAGAAAACACTGCTCGTATTGAACGTGTCGTACAAGACATGGCAAGATACGAAAGTACAAACACCAGACTTGAATTAAAGATTACAAAATTAGATAATGAGGGTGAAACAGATACCTCAAAAGTACAAGGACAAATCGACCAAGAAGAAACAAGAATGGACAATGTTATGGTCCGAATTCAACCTTCAATCGATGAACAAAATTTAATCATTACTACTGAACTATCAAAAGATGATAGTAAAGTTACTCCTTATTTAAATCAAATGGACAACTTAGATAATGACCTTGACAAACTTGAAGACCAGGCAAAGAAGTATGAGAATGATATCACTAGTGTTGGCAATGACACTACGAGTTACGACTATGCAGTAGCACCATTTCAGGACCAGATTGCAAAAATTAAATCAGACATAGCAACGTTTAAAGAGATGTCAAAATCTGGCACAAATGCAGACCTTAAGAAAGCACAAGCAGTTGTCGGTATTCCTTGGGGATATTGGAGAAACGCAGAAGTTCTAAAAGAATGGAACGAAGCAAACGCATTAAAATTAACTGAACTAGGAACGAAGATTGCAGAAGTTCGTAAAGATTTCGAAAAGCAGTATAAAGCAGAACGCATCAGACTTAGTAATATGGTAGTAAAGTTACGAGGTCAAGATACACAAAAAATCAATGACCGTAAAATGGACTTACTAGTAAAGATTGAAGAAGCAAGAGGCATGGAGTCTCCTGTAATATCTTCTGCTAGAGTAGAAATAAAAAGACTACGTGAAAAAGCAGATAGAGAAGTTGCAGGTTCTTTAATTATCCTTGATAGATTACGTAATGAACTATTGAACGTATCACAAGTTGATAATTCAGTAGAGATTGATACACTTCAGTTGACAATAAATTCTAATGATGATGCTATTGATGTTTTGATTGACCAGAAGTTTGAATTAGAACGTGAGATTAGAGCAATTGCGACAGAGATTGGACCTATTAAATACATTGCAGAAATGGTATACGATAACACAGATAATGACACTATTGACCAAGCAGTAAGATGGCTTATCATTGTATTCATTTTTGTATTTGACCCATTAGCAGTATTACTCTTAATTGCCGCAAACTATAGTTTCCAAAATAGAAATAATGGTGGTAGACAAGAAGAATTATTCGATAAAGTCTCTTTCAAAAAAAAAAAGTAAAGAAACCACTTGACATTTCACCCGAAATAAGCGATAATATTACTAATGAAGAAGTAATAGATGTCATTCCATCCATTAAAGAACTTGAAGAAGTTGTTGAAGATGTTGAAGAAAAAGAAGAACCAGAAGATGATAGTTTTGGTGTAATCTTAGATGATGCAGAGATTGATGAGATTGAAGAAGAATTGACTCCAGAAGAAGTTGTTGAAGTCAAGAAGAAGGTTGAAAGAGAGATAAATACGAAGGCAATCAAACAAGATGGTTGGTTGGATGACGTTAATACTAAATTAAGCAAAGAATAGGTGCATATTGCCAGATAATAAAGATTTTAAATGTTCATTTTGTGGAAAACCAAAGAATGAGATAAAGACATTAATAGCAGGTCCAAACCAGTACATTTGTAATGAATGTATTGACCTGTGCCATAATATTATTCACGAAGTAAAATCAAAGGCAGATAAGACTGATTATGCATCTGTAACAGTTACTCCAGAAGAAATTAAAGAGTACCTAGACGAACATGTGATTGGTCAAGACGAAGCAAAAGAAGTTGTTGCGGTCGCAGTATATAATCATTACAAACGTATCAATTCTACTGATACAGATATCGAATTAGACAAATCTAATATCTTAGTGTTCGGACCCAGTGGTACGGGTAAAACTTTAATAGGTAAAACTATTGCTAACTTCCTTGATGTACCATTTGCTCAAATTGATGCAACCACATTAACTGAAAGCGGGTATGTTGGTGAAGATGTTGAGAATGTAGTTCAGCGATTACTGATTGCTTCTGATTTTGATGTTGAAAAAGCAGAACGTGGTATCGTGTACATTGATGAGATTGATAAGAAAGCCAAGAAAGGTGAAAACTTATCAATTACAAAAGACGTATCGGGTGAAGGTGTACAACAAGCATTACTTAAAATCGTTGAAGGAACAATTGTTCGTGTCCCACCTGGCGGGGGTCGCAAACATCCAAACCAAGATATGATTGAAGTTGACACAAGAAAAATCTTATTCATCGTTGGCGGTGCATTTGTAGGCATTGACAAGATTGTAGAAAATAGAGTGAACACAAATCCTGGTATTGGATTTGGAGCAAAACATAAAAACAAAGCATCTAAGTGTAATACTAGAGAAGAAATTAGAACACAAGACCTTCTCAAATATGGACTAATACCAGAATTTATGGGTAGATTTCCAATCGTAGTGGGACTTGATGAACTCACAGAAGAAGAATTAGTTAGAATTCTTGTTGAACCAAGAAATAGTATAGTTGCTCAGTTTAAGAAATTGTTCTCTTTAGACAATGTAGAACTAGAGATGGGTGATGACACATTGTCAGCAATCGCCAAAATTGCTCATGAGGATACTACTGGTGCAAGAGGACTACGAAGTGTAATAGAAAAGTCATTATTGAAATTGCAATTCACTCTTCCAAAATTAGCAAAAGCAGGACTGGAGAAAGTCATTATTACTAAAGAATTTATTAATGCAGAAGTAGATACTCCTATATTAGTATATAAAGAAGAACAAACCGAGGAGACTGAGCAAAATATAGATGGGAAATAATTACAAAAAGAATACTATCATCTATAATAATCAGATAAGGTTTGATACGTTGCGAGTGATAGACAAAGATAGAACGCCATTAGGAATAATGAAAAAGTCAGAGGCTATAGAACTTGCACAATCACATGAGTTGGACTTAGTTCTCATTGTAGAAAATGCAGACCCACCAGTTGCCAGAATCATTGAGTTAAATAAGTATAAATACGAACTACAGAAGAACGAAAAGGAAATGGCTAAGAAAGCCAGAGCCTCTCGAATAGATACTAAAGAAGTAAAGTTTAAACCTAATATAGGTGAACATGATTTACTTATAAAACTGAACCAAGCACAAGACTTTTTAGATAATGGATGTAAAGTTAAGATTACTATTCAGATGCGAGGAAGAGAGAATGCAAATAGGGCAGAAGTATTTAAACAATTTAAAAATGCAATCGAATCACATTTAGTGAACTTTAAATGGGACTCAAACTTGGCATTAAACGGAAATAGAATAATAGGATTACTATATAAAGATGGCTAAATTTACACCAAGAAAGACAGTTACAGGCAGAGAAAGACCGATAGGTACTCATGTAGAAATACAGCATGACAACTTCGAAAGAGGATTAAGACTCTGGAAGAGAAAATGCTCAGATGCAGGAACAGTTCAGGAAGTTAGAGAACGTCAAGCATTTATTAAACCTACTGAAAAAAGAAAAAAAGCCAAAGCGGCTGCCAAACAACGCACAAAGCGTGAACAAGCAAAGAATGTATTACGTAAGAAAAGAATGTATTAATGGCAATTGATATACTTGAAACGCTAGATGTAAGAACTCTCCAGAAAGAGTCCGCTAGAGCATTGCTCACCATGGATGGAACAAGTCATGGAATATCACGTTTCAACAAATTAGCACATCATAACTCGCAGAATTGGTACAAAGCAGTACTAATAGCGTATATAGAAGAACATGGAGGCTTACCTTGTGATGTAGGTCCCGCAAAAGATTTAGTGTTATTCTCTGAAACAATCGGTTTATAAGACTAAATAAGAGTGTACTAAGCAATAGTGTTTAGTATATTACAGAGATGCCGATAGGGTCTCGAAACAATAATAACTTGCTTAATATAAGGAGAAAAATTATGACAAGACACGTAACCACACTAACCCTGCCCGACTTCCACAGAACAATGCTAGGATTTGACCGATTGGTCGAAGACTTTCATACGTTCAATACAACAACGAACAACGGCTACCCCCCTTTCAACGTAGAGACTTCTGGTGATGACAAGTATCAAATCACACTAGCACTCGCTGGATTCGTACGTGACGATTTAAACATCGATGTACAAGAAGGCATTCTTACTATTACAGGTGAGAAAGTAGAAGCAGAGTCCGAAGAAATTCAATATCTACACAAGGGTATTGCTAATAGAAGTTTCACAAGAACTTGGAAATTAGCAGAATACGTTGAAGTAGTTGAAGCAAAGATGGAAAATGGTATGCTTTACATCTCACTAGAACGTCTAGTTCCAGAAGAAAAGAAACCAAAATCTATCAAAATTAACTAAAAAGTTACTTGACATTAACTACTAAATTAGTTATAATTGAAGGAGAGGTACAGAAATGTGTCTCTCTTTTTAGTAACATTCGGGTGATTTTTGTATAAATATATACTATATGAGGGAGAGTAGTAATGATTGAAAGTAACGAAAAAGAAAAGATACAATCGTCCGATAATTCGTTATTAACAATAGGCGAACCGAAGCAGTATTATGTAGTAATGCATAATGATGATAGCACTCCGTTCGATTTTGTTATTGACATACTTATGGCGTTATTTAATCACGACCAAGGCACATCGGCTGATTTAGCACATAAGATACACCAAGATGAAAAGGCAATTGTAGGAATGTATAATTTAGAAATCGCAGAACAAAAAGTAGAAGAAACTGTTAAAGCAAGTAGAGTTGCAAATTATCCTTTATCAGTATCTTTAGAACCAACGACATAACAAATATGCACCATCGCATACTCCAATATTGTAATAACGATTGGCTTCACGGAAGTGATTACTTTGATGAAGTAACTACTGACATAGATTACGCATTATTCCAAAGACTACCAATTAAGAATGAGTTGTCGAGTTCAAACATAAAAGAAATTCATTTAGAAAGAAGTATTTCTAATATGAGAGATTCTTTATATGTGGGGATTGCACGATTAGAAGGAACTTCAAAGTTTAATTCGTGTGTATCGTTTAATCTACCAAGTAAAGATATAGTTCGAGAAACAAAGAATAAGTTTCAAGGCTCTAAAGCATTATGTACGGGTGTAGATAAAGTTGTGTTTTGTAGTATGTTGCCATGTTATCCAAATAAACAAGATGGCGGCAGTATAGTTGGCAAAGATACATTAGAAGATGTTGAATTTATTCTGAATAAACTTCAATACACTAAAGCAGTTATATCAGGTGACTTTCATCATCTTCCAGGAGATTTCAAGGAATTAGAAGACTTAATTAAACAATATGGTTTCATATCATATCTTGATAAACACGATACATTCTTCAAGGGTGGTGATAAATTTAATTTAGATAGGATGATATCAAACATACCAAATTTAGTTGTTGATAATATTAAAGTCCATCAACCAAATAAACCAAAAAATCATTTAGCAATATCTTATGATATTGAATATAATATATAAAAGAGACCAAAATGAATTTAAAAATCTTAACTGAATTAGATAGAATACTCAAAAACAATCCAGCATTAACACATGATACACACGCATTTTGTCAAGTCGTTAATGGTGTATTTGATGTCGAACTAAATCAAATTGATGATACAGAAATTCATGCATTAGCAGAACAAATTGATAGGGAATGTTTGCGTAATTATTTCGGTAAAGTCTGGCAAGCAGAAACAAAGAGATACAAGTATAGTGGTCTTGCAATTATTGATGAAGTGAATGCTATGAATCCAGACAACGTAATTGATATCGGATGTGGATTTAACGAATTCAAAGGAAAGATTAAAAATCTAGTTGGTATTGACCCATATAATGATAAAGCAGATATTATGGTTCATACATTAGATTATAAACCAGATGTCGAATATGATGTTGCTATTTGTTTAGGTAGTATCAATTTTGGTAGCAGTGATAAGATACTAGGCGAACTTGAAAATGTAGTAAACATGGTCAAGTCAGGTGGTTTCTTATATTTCAGAGTTAATCCAGGTATTCAGCATACTCGTCCAGCGGCTAAATGGATTAATTTTTATGACTGGGATCCAGTATTCATTTCAAATGCCGCAAGACATCTTGGATGTGATGTGTTAATCTTACGACAAGATGACAACGATAGACTATATTTCGTATTACGTAAGAAATAGTCGCAGTTAAAAAAGATAAATAAAACTAGTGCAGAACTGCACTTCAATCATGTATTACAGAATTGTAAAGGCATGTCTTAAATAATTTAATAAATTTTAAAGGACATTACCCTTGGCAGCAATTCTGACCCTACTCGCAGGAACATTTTACGGACTAATCATAGGACTTATACCTAGTGCAGGAGCCACAACTGGACTCGTAGCACTATTTGGTTTCATAAGTTACTTTAGTTTCGACCCATATCTAGGCGTAATCTTCTGTATGGCAGTAGTTGCCTCAAGTACAACGGGCGATACTTATGCAGGAATACTATTAGGTATCCCAGGCGCAAACTCAGCCGCAGCCACAATGGTTGATGGATATCCACTAGCACAACAAGGCAGAGCCACAGAGGCACTAACAGCCGCAATCACAACAAGCACAATCAACGGACTATTTTGGGGCACATTAACTTTTGCCCTATTGCCTCAGTACGCAAAACTCATTATGTATTTTGGTATTCCAGAGTTGTGGGCTTTCATCTTGTTAAGTTTGGCATGTGTGGGATTTGTCAGTAATAGATTTTGGTTTAGAAGTATTATAGCAATATGCGTAGGTATCTTTATAGGGTTAATAGGAATAGACCCAGAAACAAACATAGACAGATTTACTTTTGGATGGGACTATCTAGGTGATGGTGTACAACTTATGCCATTAGTTGCTGGACTATTTGCTTTTCCTGAGATAATCGCTGGTTGGAGAAGAGGCAACTCAATCGCAACAATAGGCGAAGAAACACATACGCATCAGACTTGGGAAGGTATTAAAGCAGTTTGGAAATATAAATGGGATGCACTACGTGGTGGTGCTATTGGCGCCTTTGTAGGGTTTTTACCTGGATTAGGTGGAGCAATGGGAGATTGGATGAGTTACGGTGCCACAGTAGCAAGTCATCCCGAAGAAGAATTTGGAAATGGCAATATGAGAGGCGTTGTAGGTCCAGAAGGAAGCAACAATGCCCAAAAAGCAACTAGTATGATACCAACAGTATTGTTTGGCATACCAGGAGCAAGTTTTGCCGCAGTACTATTAGGACTATTTGCGTACTTAGGTTTCGAATTGGGAACACAAGAAATCGCCGCAGATATAAAGTTCTTTGACAGTTTAACATTTGGATTTATGTGGGCGACAGTAATTACTGGTATACTTTGTGTAGCATTTAATAAGCAAATTGCAAAGATAACTTATGTTCCCTACATTTATTACTTCCCATTCTTAGTGGGATTTATCATCTGGGCTTGTGTTCAATACACAGGCGGATGGCAAGACTATGCTATATTAGGTATTACTACCTGTTTAGGATTGTTTATGAAGAAGTACAAGTTTAGTAGACCTGCCTTGTTAATGGCATTTATACTTGCAATGAAAATAGAGGCATTATCTTTACAAATGTGGTTCATTTACTCAGTAGACACACTAGTAACACGACCATTATTTTTAGGTATAATGACTGTAGTAATTATGCTATTAGTATTCAGCATAGTTAAGAGAAGTAAACTAGAATATGCTTAAGGATGCACCACACGTGCTTGAGTACAATTTAATGTGGAAATAGGAAATAAAAAAATGAAGAATATTATAATGGCAGCGGCGCTATCAGCGTGTATCGCCACATCAGCACTTGCTGAAACATTTACATTTGTTGTTCCGCAGAAGCCAGGTTCTGGTACTATGTATGGACAGAAATTGTATTGAAAGAATTGGCTAGATTTATGCCAGGACACACTCTAAAACTTAGGAACTTCCCAGGTGCTAGAGATATTCCAGCAGTAAACGCCTTTCAAAACGAGTTAAGATTCGATAATACTATTATTATGGTATCTCATGGCGGTAATGGTGTATCATTCTTGCAAGAGAATGTAGACTATAACTATGCTGATTGGGAATCAATTGGTATGATGAACTTAAACATCATCGTTGGTAAAAGACTTGATGCAGACTTAGAAAACATTGTCTTTGCATCAAAATCAGGACGTGTTCCAGATGCAATGGGTATGGCTCTACTATTATGTGGAAAACTAGACTCGATTGCTGAATACACAACTTGTTTCAAGTCGAAAGTTAACTGGGTACCAGGATTTGGTAACGGTGGTGACAGACGTTTAGCATTTAAACGTGGCGAACTAACTGTTGACAGAGAAAATCCAGCGGCATATAAGAAGCATATTGCTCCTAATGGCGATGCTGAAGTTTGGTTCCATCACGGAATTCTACAAGCAGACGGCACACACGCAGATGATGTCAACTATCCAGGTCTACAGATGGAAATCTTGTATGAGCAAAAATGGGGCGAAGCACCTTCAGGTCCAATGTATGATGCATATGTACTTGTTAAGTCATTCCGCGATGCTATGCAAAAAGCATTTTGGGTAAACGCTGGCAATCCTAATGCAGAAGTATTACAAAAAGCATTGTTAGAAATGTCTAAAGACCCACAAGCAATCAAAGCCATTCAAAAGAAAGTTGGTAAGTACGAATGGGTTCTTGGTGAAGCAGGAAATGCCCGTAGAGATGTACTAATGTCATTTGTTACAGAAGATGCATTACGTGACTTAGTTACATTCTCGAATGATGCATTGAACATCAAAGCAGTATACAAAGAAAGCATTGTTAATCCAGACGCAATACTAACAGTCGTAGAAGACGTTGCTGAAGAAGAAACTCTAGTACAGCGTGTTAGTAATTGGTTTAAGAAGATAACAAAATGAAAACGAATATATTAGTGCTTACTGGACCTCAAGGGTCTGGTAATCACCTATTCTCAAAAGCATTATCTATGCATGATGATGTTTCAGGTTGGGATGACCTGCTAAGAGAATATTGGATAAACCACGATGCGGCACCTTTTAAAGATATTTGGTCACATCCAGAAACTATTAGTGGACACGATTGGTCACTAAGCGACAACTGGGTACTGAGTGTAAGCGGACCATACGTAGACATCATTAACGGGCAAAAGCAAACTGTTTATCCAAACTATAAAGAAGTATTAAGTGAACTTAGTAAAGTAGGAAATGTTCAAGTTGGTATTATTGGTAGAGACCAAAATATTATGGGACAAAATCAACTAAGAAAACGAGGAGTAGAAAGTTATCACAACTTTCTTAACAAAGTAGAAGACCTAACAGCACACCCTCATGTGTTTTTAAGTGTAGAACTATTGTACTTGTTTAGGCATCAGTACCTGAAGTCACTAGATGCCTTACTTGATATTCCTGTAGATGCGAGTGATGAAAGACTTCACTTTATTCTTAATAAAGACCCCAATGCTAAATATGTTCATAGAGTTGAACATAGTTGGTTAGATAAGAGAAAGAGAGATGGACTGTTAAACGATAATAGCCATCCACATGATGAAACCGATGTACAGTAAGAAACAAGATAAATCGGTTGTAATCGTCAAGTACGCTTCTGCGGTACTAATACTAGTTGCAATGATATTTCATGTTGCTGGTATTACACCGTGGAATAGTATTTTACAAATGATTGCCGCAAGTGGTTGGATATATGTAGGTTGGAAATGGAAAGAGAAAGCAATTTTACTTAACTTTATTCCACAGTTTGCTATTATTATACCAATGCTAATTTGGATATATTATATAAAGGATACGGGACTATGAAATCAAACTGGGAACTAGGCAAAGAATTATCAAATTACCATTTTGATAAGTCACTGAAAGATACAGATGCATACCAAAAATGCGGAAGATTTGTAGGCGATTGGAAAGATGAACTTGAAGAATCTTACAAGACTATGACTAGTATCACTTGGAATAACAGGTGGGATAAGCATGGTAAGAAAGACCCACGTGGTAACTTATCAGAGAATGAAATAAAAGATATTATTGATGCTGGTGGAGACCCAGAGATGTCAATGTATCAAGGTTCTTACACTATTGGACCTGTGATGCAAAAGATGATTGATACATTGGGTATGGATGATAGTAGACACAAACTACACATTCAAGTCACTGGTGAAGTCGTTACCATGCATATGGACAAGCATTACGATGTAGAAGATGGCAGAGAAGCACGTAGATTTCTAATTGCATTAGAAGATTGGGAACCAGGACAAATATTAGTCTTCGGTAATCAAATATGTGAACGATGGACTGCTGGAGATATCATTACATGGGAATGGAAAGACATGCCCCATGGCACTGCAAATTGCAGTTTACATAAACGACCAATGTTAGCAGTAACGGGCGTTGTTACAGAGACAACACAAGACTTACTAGATAACCCAAAACTAAGATATAATTTATACTAAATATCACTAGAAACTCTTTACTAATCATACTGGTTGTGTTATAATAGTATTTTGTAGACGAAAGAAGGAACAGAATGACAGTAGGAATAATTTCAGCAATCCCAGAAGAATATACCCGATTAGAATGGGACAGTGAGCCGAAAAAAGAAATAATTATAAACAAAATTTTTAAATTCGGTAAGATGAATGGCATTGATGTTATCGCCGCTGAATGTGGAATAGGCAAAGTAAACGCCGCATTAACAACTGGCTTACTTTTAGGTCATTTTGGATGTGATAGTATCGCATTTAGTGGCTGTGCAGGTGGTTTAAATCCAGAGTTGGCAACAGGTGATATACTTATTGCTGACGAACTTATTCAACACGACTATGGTGCAATCGTTAATGGTCAATTGATTAGTTCTATTCCTGGTAGTTTTCCAGCATTAGACGATACAGATGAAAACATAGCATATGTTATGCCAGAAAGATTAAAAAATGCACTAGTGAATGTAATAGGACTAGAACCAAAGTTTGGTCGTATTCTCACAGGTGATACTTACTTAGCATGTGAACGTACTAGGAAAATGTTCCGTGGACAGTTTGGTGCAGATGCAATTGAAATGGAAGGTGGTGCAATTGCACAAGTATGTTCTTCTTGGCATGTACCATTTGTTATTGTGAGGGTGTTAAGTGACTTAGCAGGTAGAGATTCACACGTAGAATTTGATGAATTTATAGATGATGCTAGTAAAAAAGCCGCTCAGACAGTAAGTAGAATTCTTCCTGTATTGGATGAGTGGAAATGATGATTAAAGAGTTTAAAGACACTCCATTTGAGTTAAATAACCAAGAAGTTCTAGTAGATGAAGAATTTTATAAGGTATATCCCGACATTTGGCCAGCGTGTGATGGACACTTATTATTCGTTCCTAAACTAAATACAGCAGAATATATAACAAAAACATTAGGTGAAGCAATTGCACATGGAAACAGTTTGATAGAAAGTGGAGAAATCGACGGATATCATTTTGGTATGAATATGGGAGAACCAGCAGGCCAAACTGTAATGTGGCCACATGTTCACTTCCTACCAAGAAAAACTGGTGATATAGAAGGTTTCCCAGGAAGTGTCAGACTGGCACATAGAGGACATAGAGGGGCAGAGTATTATGGAAATCATCCAGAATACATGGCTAAATACAGACGAGCCCACCCACTTTTATGGAATGACGAGGACAATACATGAACAAATCATATGAATCAAAATCAGCAATAATTATTCTTTACGGCTCATCAGAGTATAAGACATTAGATAAGAAACTAAATGGTCAACTTGATACTATGTGTCAATCAAATAGTATCGATAGTAAAGATAATTTAGAAACTGAAATGACATACCCATCCAAAGTTAACACACAAGCAATTTGTGTAGTTAAAACTGACAAGCAATCTAATAATGATTGGAGAGATATTGGTGGCAAATATTATAGTAGATACAAAGAGCAGGTAGAACACGTTTATTTTGATGATGAAATGCCTAAAGAAGTCTATGATGGCGCAATGATGGCAAGATATTCATTTTCTAAGTATAAAACTAAAGACACTCCAACTTACGCAAGTATTCATGTTGACGATACAGATACAATTGCGTTAATGCACGAAAGTGTATATTTTTCACGTGACTTAGTATCGGAGCCTGGAAATGTTTTATATCCAGCAGAATATGCCAAGAGAATTAATGATACATTATCACCATTAGGTGTTAACGTAAAAATTTATCATCAAGCACAACTAGAAGAAATGGGTCTTGACCTATTGTTAAGTGTAGGACAAGGTTCTGCAAGAGATAGTTATGTTGTTGTAATGGAACATATGAACGGTAAAAAAGGTGACAGTCCTATTGCCTTAGTGGGCAAGGGTGTTACATTTGATACTGGTGGTATTAGTCTTAAACCTGGTCGTAACATGGGCGACATGAAATATGATATGGGTGGAAGTGCCGCAGTTGTTGGTGCAATGCATGCCATAGCAAATCATAAAGTGAAAAAGAATGTGATTGGTATCGTAGGACTTGTTGAGAATATGCCTGATGGCACAGCAATCAAACCAGGCGATATTGTTACTTCACTTAGTGGATTAACAGTCGAAAACCTTAACACAGACGCCGAAGGCCGCTTGGTCCTCGCAGATATTCTAACTTACGTACAGAATGAGTATAGTCCGTGTTGTATTGTTGATTTAGCAACACTAACAGGTGCTATTGTACAAACATTAGGTCACGAGATGGCAGGATTATTTACGAACTCTACTATGTGGGGAGATGCGATAATGGATGCTGGTGACGAAGGTGGCGAAGGTTTCTTCCGTATGCCAATGGGACAAAATTGGAATAAAATGACTGATAGTAAGATTGCTGATATGCAAAATATTGGTGGTCCATTTGGTGGTTCAACAACAGCCGCTGAATTTCTATACAGATTTGTAGACCAAACTACTCCATGGGCACACTTAGACATTGCTGGTATGGCATGGAATAGTGAAAACAAAGATACATGTCCAATTGGCGCAGTTGGCTTTGGTGTAAAAACTCTTTATAACTTAGTAAACTCAGATTTTTCTAGTGAAATGCCAATCGATGGACCTATGAAGTACTAATTGTATAAATACGTATATAATAATATACGTGAGGACACAACATGGCATTCATAATAGGTTTTACTCTTAGATGGTTACTCAAAGGCTGGATTTTAGCCAAACTTGCAATAGTAGTAAGAAGATGGTTGGTTAAAAAATACAATCTCGAAGCAAATTTCAAACAAAATAAATCAGATGAACAGATTAAATGGGCAGACATACGTTGGTATGCCGATCTGGCAGCCAATGTCTATAAAGCCAAAGAAAAGATATTAGCGGCTTACGAAAAAGACTTTGCAGTTTATATTAACGAAATCAATGAAATTAGATACATTGTATTGACTGATGAATCTACTAAGTGCCATTATGTATCAGTAAGAGGTACAGCAAACTCTCACAACGCAATGCAAGATATTAATTTCTTTAAAGACAAGAGTAAGAGATTAGGTATCAACGTTCACACAGGATTTCATAGAACAGCAGAAATGATTGCTGACGACTTATTATCCAGACTAAAAGAAGATTACAAAGTATGTGTCACGGGACACAGTCTTGGTGGCGCCGCGGCAGTAGTTGTTTCGTGGTACTTAGACTATGCGAATTTTAATGTCGGAGAATGTATTACATTTGGTCAACCAAAAGTTACAGACTCACATGGTAATAGAAAGATGCGTGATAAAATTAAATTAACACGTGTTGTCAATGAAACAGACGTAGTTCCTTTAGTACCACCAACTGGTACACACAGACATAGATATGCTCATACTGGAACAATGGTTAAATTACTAGACGATGGCAAATTCTGTCATCTACAAGAACCAGATAGTTTAAACTTTGGTGTGAATAGTTTCTGGTTATTTGCAGCCAGAGAAAGTTTTTCTTTCTATGAAATAGGTAAAGAATTACCAGACCACTTTATGACTAGTTATATTGAAAACATGAAAATGTGTTCAAGTAACGAAAGTGGTGAAGAAGTATTATGGAAAGATAGA